GACTGCATCCTATGGTTCGACCTAGACGAGCACGGTGAACTACTGGAATTCACGATCTTCGAAGACTGGCAGGAGTTCGCACTACAGAACATGGCGCGTACCCTAACGAAACCACAGTAGCCGCGCTAGCCCATCCTGTGGTTCGACCTAGACGAGCACGGTGAACTACTGGAATTCACGATCTTCAAAGACTGACCACTATCACGCGCTGCCTAATATTAGGCACGCAACAATCACGAGGAAACCATGGACCTTAGCAAGTTCAAAGTAAGCCCCACACTGCGTGACGTTCTCACCACGCACAGACAGCACAACCCCGAAGTCAGGCTGCACACCGATCTGCTTCAGGAGATATCCAAGCTCCTGCCTTCAGCGTTCCCCCAGTTCAGTCTGGTGCTTGATGTGGACCGAGGCGCGCGTGATGTTCGCAAAGATTCAGACGGGGTGTATTACGTCATATCCAACAAGATTGCGATCAACCACCGCAATGTGCGTATCGGCAGCGTGACCGGGGGGTACTTCCGGCGCAGGTACAGCCTGTGTATTTCCATGAACAGCCCAACAGGCTCAGTCATAGAGAACACGACCACTGCTGATGTTGGGCGTGCCATGACGTACTTGCGACGCAAACTTAAGCCAGTCAGTGATCACACAATCATTGAGTCCAAAGCCAATCGCATCAGGAACGTCCTGTATTCAGCGCACAACAAGTACTCGCACGCCTTGTACGTAGCGAAGACCAACGTCAGCGACTTGATGCAAGAGTTCGCACTACAGAACATGGCGGCGTTCGTCGCCGCGTACCCTAACGAAACCACAGTAGCCGCGCTAGCCAAAGCGGTGCAGGAGTCTAAAGACAACGCCCATACGGCTTCCATGTACGAGGCATACGAAAAAGGAAGAATGTTGACCGCAGCGGAGTTGGAGGGCGGTGCATGGTTGGTGGGTAGCTCTAGGTTCGACTCGTGGGACGACATGCCCGAAGAGCACCGCACCAAGATCGGCCTGCTCCGTATTACTGAAGACGGAACGATCCTAGAGAAGATTGGTGCCCGAGTTGACGCAACTACTTTTGCCCTTTGTCCGGAGGATGAACATGGCGCTTAACGCAATCACCTACGCAGGGATGATGAAGATGCTGCTCACTGGGGAGCACACCCGTGCGGACATCACGCGGGAGACCGGGCTGCACTCGATGACGGTAGCCAAGTACGTCAAGTACCTGCACAAGTACGGCGTGGTGTACATCGCAGACTGGATGCTCAATCCGGTAAGCCGCAACTACTTCCCGTGCTACGCGCTGAACGTGGACGGGCTGCCCGATATGCCCAAACCACCGGCAAAGGGCAGGCAGCAGATCGAGCGTGAATCCAAACAACGCCGCAAAGCGATGCGGCTTAACAAAATTATGGCGGGGGCGACATGAACAGAGAAGACATCATCCGCATGGCGCGGGAGGCTAGGTGCGCCGAAACGTGGGGAGCGGATGCGTTTAAATTCACCATCGAAGAACTTGAACGCTTCGCCGCCCTTGTTGCCGCAGCCGAGCGGGAGGAGTGCGATAAGGAGCTAACCGCGTCTATGGCGCGTGAACGGGCTGTCTCCAGACAGGCCATCAGGTCAGAGAACAAGCTGAAAGAGATCGAGAACTACTACCTGCTGTACAAGGACGACGACATAGATGCGGAGAAAGCTTTGCAGCGGATCTCGGAAGTCATCTACGAGACGGACTACCTGTTCTCAAGGGGGAAGGCATGACCTACATCATCCTCATCTTGAGCCTGCAAGGGCGGGTCATCGAGCGGCACCCGGTGCCTACACTGCAAGCGTGTATCGAGATGGTCCGTGAGACTAACGACGACGGTAGCAAGCAGGCCGCTTGCATGATCAAGACGATCAGGGAGAAGAGTTGATGAGCGCGTGCCCCGCATGCGAGTACTTCGGGTCCACCGTGACGATGACGCGCCGACTGATGGGCGGCTGGGTCAAGCGATGGCGGCGCTGCAACATGGAGGACTGCGGTCACAAGTGGCAGACCTACGAGATCCCCATCGACGCGCTCGACATCAGCATCCCACCCGAAGACTTGAAGGAGATCCCGATACAGAGAGAAGCGTAAACTTGCCCCCGATTTCGGGGAGGACTTATGGACGACGCAGACCGCAGCGACCGGGAAACCGAAGCCACGCTGCAGCACTACATCAACAAGATTAGACGACGACTCGTGGCCGACATCCGACCTACGGGTTTTTGTCTTAACTGCGCAGAGGACTGTGGTGGAAAGCTCTTCTGCGATTCTGAATGCCGCGAGGACTACGAGCGGCGAGAAAAAGCCCACCGCAACCACAACTTGAGGTAATCATGGCAAGACGACTCAATAAATCCCATCGCATCCGCAAGCTTCTCGAAGCCAACCCACCCCTGTCTACCGTAGCCATCGCTGAGTTGGTGGGTGCCACGCCTAACTACGTCTACAACGTGGCGTGGAAGGCTCGCAAGAATGGCGAACTCAAGGCCAAGAAGATCCGGGAGATGGACATCATCGATCTGGGCGAGTTCATCTTCGACGCACCCAGCAAGGAGTCAGAACCCGCAATTGAGACCCCACCCCTCACCGTTGCCAACACTTCGCAGATTGGCGGCAGCCACTACAAGACCAAAGCCATCCAGCCTTGGGACTACATCGCTGCCAACAACCTCGGGTACATGGAGGGCAACATCGTCAAGTACGTATCCCGGTACCGCGAGAAGGGTGGGGTAGCCGATCTGGAGAAGGCCAAGCACTACCTTGAGAAGCTCATTGAACTGGAGCGTATGTAATCATGGCAGCCACGCCCGAGTCAGCGGTCAAGAAGCGCGTCAAGGCAATCCTCGACAAGCACGGGGTGTACCATTTCTTCCCCCCGGCCAATGGCTACGGGCGTACTTCCATCCCGGACATCATCTGCTGCGTAGACGGCAAGCTGCTTGCGATTGAATGCAAAGCCGGGAAGAACCAACCCACTGCACTGCAGGAACGTGAACTTGAACTAATCCGGAAGGCGGGAGGCGTAGCGCTGGTCGTGCGCGAGACCAATCTGGATGACGTTGAAGTCAACGTGCTGCGGCTGAAAGGAACACTGTGCTGATCACTCTGGATCTAGAGACTTACTACGACCGGGAATACAGCCTGTCCAAACTAACCACCGAAGCCTACGTCCGTGACCCTCAGTTCCAAGTGATCGGGATGGCGGTCAAGATCGATGATGGCGAGACCAAGTGGTACCCCAAGCCTGACGTTAAACGTGCGACATTGCAATTGCCGTGGGACCGTGCATTTGTCATCTGCCAGAACACCGCGTTCGATGGCGCAATCCTGCACTGGCGCTACGGGGTCAAGCCGAAGGCGTGGTTGGACATCATGGGCATGTCGCGCGCTCTGTACCCACACGAGAAGAGCCATAGTCTGAAATCGCAGGCTGAGCGCATGCGTGTGGGCGTCAAGGGCGACGAGGTCATGGCGGCACTCGGTAAGCGGTATCTGGACTTCACCCCGGAGGAACTGGACCGCTACGGCGAGTATTGCAAAAATGATGTTGAGTTGACCAAAGAGTTGTTCGACTTGTACATGGCGCGTGGGTTCCCCATGCAGGAGTTGCGCCTGCTCGACCTGACGCTGCGGATGTTCATTGAGCCTAAGCTTAGGCTGGAGGGTGAACTGCTGCGCCAGCACCTGAAGGATGTGCAGGATGCGAAGGCGGCTCTGTTAGAAACCGTCAAGGGTATGACTGAGGGCGATGTAAAGTCCGTGCTGATGTCCAACCCGCAGTTCGCTGAGTTGCTGCGAGGGCTAGGCGTCGAGCCGCCCATGAAGGTTAGCCCCACCACCGGGAAAGAAACCTATGCGTTCGCCAAGACCGACGAAGACTTCAAGGCGCTGGCTGAGCACGATGATCCTCGCGTGCAAGCGTTGGTGGCTGCGCGTCTGGGCACCAAGACAACCATCGAAGAGACCCGCACCGAGCGGTTCATCGACATGGCAAGTCGCGGGGCGTTCCCAGTCCCACTCCGGTACTACGGTGCGCACTCAGGGCGGTGGTCAGGGCAAGACTCCATCAACCTTCAAAACCTACCATCTCGTGGCGCGAATGCGGGCAAGATCAAAAAAGCCATACGTCCACCGGAAGGGCACGTCATCATCGACTGTGACTCCTCGCAGATCGAAGCGCGGACCCTAGCGTGGCTGGCTGGGCAGGACGATCTTGTGCAGGCGTTCGAGGACAAGCAGGACGTTTACCGGATCATGGCCGGTCGCATCTACAGCAAGTCGCCCGAGGAGGTGACCGGGGCTGAGCGGTTCATCGGGAAGTCCACGGTTCTCGGTGCGGGGTACGGTGTTGGGCACAAGAAGCTGCGGATGTTCCTGAAGATGGGCGGGGGAGTCGATGTAGGCGAGGTCGAAGCCAAGCGCATTGTGGACACGTACAGGTCTACGTACAGCAAGATCCCGGAACTCTGGCGCAAGGGCGAGGACGCCCTGACGGCACTTGCTAACGCGCAGCATACCTATCTGGACCCGGGCAAGGTCATCCGCGTGGTGCCGGGTTATGGTCTACAGCTACCCAACGGTTTGCATATCCAGTACCCGGACCTGTGCCGCGTGATGGAGAACGAAAAGCCGCAGTGGTCGTATACATCCAAGGGGCTGCCCGTGCGGATCTACGGCGGCAAGGTCATCGAGAATGTGTGTCAGGCCATCGCCCGGTGCATCATCGGAGAGCAGATGCTGAGGATTGCCAAGCGGTACCGTCCAGTGCTGACCGTGCATGACGCCATCGCTATCGTGGCTCCAATTGACGAGGCTGACGAGGCCCGGGCGTTCGTGGAGGAGTGCATGTCGTGGCGACCGGCGTGGGCGCAGGGCTTGCCGTTGGCTTGTGAATCGGGTATGGGCGACAGTTACGGAGCCTGTTAAACTGCCCGCTTAAATAGCGGGGACACCATGAAGCACTCGTATTCGTCTATCAAGGCTTTTCAGCAGTGCCCGAGGCAATACCACGAAGTACGTATTCTTCGTAAATACAAGTCCATGCCTACTGAAGCCACGATGTATGGCGAGCGAGTGCATAAAGCATTCGAGGAATACATCAGGGATGGAGTACCACTTCCAGAAGCTTTTGCGCACTACCGCGCATTTGTGGAGCCTGTCACCAAGTTCGACGGAGAAATTATTGTCGAACAAAAGATTGGAATGCGCCGGGACTTTTCCCCCTGCGGGTTCTACGACGAAGACGTTTGGTTCCGAGGCATTCCGGACTACTTGTGTATCAATAGAGATACAGGCGTAGCCCGAGTCGGAGACTGGAAGACCGGCAAGTCTGCCCGGTTCGCGGACACGTCGCAGCTAGAACTGATGTCAGCGCTGATCATGCAGCACCACCCCGAAGTCAAGAAGGTCAAGGGTGCGCTGTTCTTCGTGGTTGCCAAGGACATCATCAAAGCGGACTACACCCGTGAGCAACTGCCTGATATTCTGTCCAAGTGGGCCGGGTACGCAGGTCAGGTTGAAGACGCCACGGTCTGGAACCCAAGGGCAAGCGGGCTGTGCAAGTTCTGTCCGCTCCCACCGGGGGCTTGTGAATACAGGTGAATCATGGCTAAGCCACGAGACTACAAGCGCGAGTACGAGCTTTACCACGGCAAGCCCGAGCAGATTGCCAAGCGTGATGCCCGTAACAAAGCTAGGCGTATCTACGAGAAGAAGAACGGCGACCTGCCGAGCAACGTGGATGTAGACCACGCGAAGCCCTTGTCCAAGGGTGGGTCGTCTGCACTCAGCAACCTGCGGGCTGTGCCGAAATCCGCGAATCGTAGCTTCGCCCGGACCAAGACGAACGCTTTGAAGTCGCAGACTAGCAAGCGCGAGTCCAAGAAGTAGCGTAGTATCAGTACCGCACTGGCTCTGTGGGGGGCTGGTGCGTCTCCTTGTGGTTGGTTTGCGCGGTAGTTCCGGCTACCGCGCCTTTTTGCGTTTTTGGAGGCTTGATGCAAGTCATAGACAACAAGCTGTTGTTGTTCGTTACAAAGAAAGCAGCGCAGATTACTTCGTTAATTCCCAAAAGCAAGGTGCTTGAAAGTAACGGGGAGCTATCGAAGATCGCGGTGAACTGGGGCTTCCACGAATCCAAGATCTTGCGCAACCTGAAGATCAAGGGCGTACCTAACCCCATCCTCGGCAAGTACAAATGGCCCGGGGTGTACACCCCCTTCGATCACCAACGAGAGACGGCGGCATTCCTAGCCACTCACCCCCGGTGCTTCGTTCTGTCAGAGGCAGGTACCGGCAAGACATCGGCGGCTGCGTGGGCTGCGGACTACCTGATGCAGCAGGGGGAAGTTAAGCGCGTTCTGGTCGTATGCCCGGTGTCGATCATGGAGACTGCGTGGCGCTCGGATCTGTTCAAAACGGTCATGCACCGCACGGTGGCTATCGCCACGGGGGACCGGCACAAGCGTGAAGAAGTTATCGGGGGCAACTACGAGTTCGTCATCATCAACTTCGATGGCGTGAAAATAGTGCGCGAGGCGCTGGAGGCTGCCAAGTTCGACCTGATCATCGTGGACGAAGCCAATGCCGTGAAGTCGGTGACTACTCAGCGGTGGAAAGCGCTCAGCAGTCTGGTCCGTGCAGACACCCGTATTTGGTTGATGACCGGCACCCCTGCGTCTCAGTCTCCGGTCGATGCGTACGGGTTAGCTAAGTTGGTTAACCCAACGGCGGTGCCCCGGTTCTTCGGGGCGTTCCGGGATCAGGTCATGGTCAAGGTGTCGCAGTTCCGGTGGATACCCAAGGCCACCGCCAACGACACGGTTCACAAGGTGCTGCAGCCCGCCATCCGGTTCACCAAAGAGGAGTGTCTTGACCTGCCTGATCTGCTGTACACGACCCGCGAAGTGCCCCTGACCGATCAGCAGACCAAGTTCTACGAGATCATTCGTAAGCGCATGATGGCGATTGCGGCAGGGGAAGAGATCACGGCAGTCAACGCAGCGGCACTACTGAACAAGCTGCTGCAGATTTCAGCCGGGTCGGCCTACACGACCGAAAAAGAAGTCATCGAGTTCGACATCAGCAACAGGTACGACGAACTCCGGGATGTCATCGACGGCACCTCGCAGAAGGTCATCGTGTTCGCCATGTTCAGGCACGTCATCGACCGACTGGAGCAAGACCTGATCCGCGACGGGTACACCGTAGGGGTACTGCACGGTGGCGTGGGGGCTACTCAGCGGGGCGAGATCGTCAAGGCGTTCCAGTCTGAGGACAACCCGCGCGTGATCATCGCGCACCCTGCGGCAGCGGGGCATGGCCTGACTCTTACCCGTGCGGACACCATCGTCTGGTGGGGGCCGGTGACTTCAGCCGAGTTGTACATCCAAGGCAACGCCCGTGCACACAGGGCGGGGCAGCGCCACCCAGTGACCGTCGTGCGACTTCAAGGCAGCCCGGTGGAGAAGCGCATGTACGCGATGTTGGACAACAAGATCGACCTGCACGAGGGAATCGTGGAACTTTTCAGACAGGAGGTTGCTTGACGTAGCTAACTAACCGTGTATACTGGCGGCACAAACACAAGGAGAAAAAATGAGCGACGAACGGAAGTACGATGCGGACAAGCTTGTCAGTGTCTACATCAAGATTCGGGACGCCAAAGCGCAGTTAACCCGAGATTACGAGGAAAAGGTCGCGGACCTAGACACCAAACTTGGTATCCTCAGCAACGAGCTTCTAGAAATCTGCAAGGCCACTGGGCAGAACGGTGGCAAGACCTCGCACGGTACGTTCACCCGTACTGTCAAGACGCGCTACTGGAGTGCCAACTGGGACGCCATGCGCGAATTCATCAAGAAGCACGACGCCATTGATCTGCTTGAGCAGCGTATCAATCAGGGCAACATGAAGACGTTCTTGCAGGAGAACCCTGACCTGCTTCCGGAAGGACTGAACGTCGACTCCAAGTACGCCATCACCGTGCGGCGTGCTTCCAAGTAACCATTGAGGACTACAAATGTCTGAACTTACGCTTTTCAAATCTGCCGGTGCGACTCTGCCTGACTACCTGAAGGAAGGCGACTCCTTCACTAAACAAATGGCTGGTGGGTCCGGTGGCAAGTCCATCTCCATCGAGGGCGGTGTCTGGCGCATGCTGGTCGGTGGCGAGGAGATCGCCAAGAACGAAGACCGGGCCATGAACTTCGTCATCGTCAACGGCAACAAGAACGTCTCGCGCTCGTTCTACGAGGGTGCCTACGTCAAGGGCCAAGCCTCCACCCCCGCGTGCTACTCGGTTGATGGCACGACGCCCGCCAAAGATGCTACGAACCCGCAGTCGAAGTCCTGCGCTACCTGCCCCCAGAACATCAAGGGTTCCGGACAAGGCGATTCCCGGGCGTGCCGGTTCTTCCAGCGTATCGCTGTCGTGCTTGAGGGCGACATGGAAGGCACGGTCTACCGTCTGCAACTGCCGTCCAAGTCGGTGTTCGGTGACGCTGAGAATGGCAAGATGCCGTTCAAGGCTTACGCCAAGTTCCTCGCAGGGCACGGTGTGCCGATGGCGGGTGTGGTGACTGAGGCTCGGTTCGACACCAACGAGGCGGTGCCGGTGCTGAAGTTCTCGGCTGTGCGTCCGCTCACCAAGGCTGAGTGGGAGATCTCCAAGACGCAGGGTGCCACCGAAGACGCGACTACCGCGATTGAAGTGACCTTCTCGTCTACAGCCGTCCGCTTGGCGGCTCCCGCTCTGACCAACGCTGCCTCTACCGCACCGGAACCGGCCCCTGCCAAGGTTGCTGAGCCTGCGGCTGAACCCACCAAGCGGACTAGCAAGAAATCGGAACCGGCCCCGGCTGCCAAGTCGGTCGATGATCTTATGAGCGAGTGGGGTACCGACGATGACGAGTGAACGCCGCTATAAGCCGAGGGGCTACTCGTACTCGCTCGTGCAACGTATCCGAAGCGCGGACCCTATGCACATTGGAGTCAAGCTTGGCTGCCTGTGCATCGAGAAGAACATCCCCGTGGCTAAGGTCGCTCAAGACCTGAACGTGTCTCGCCTTACCGTTTACGCGTGGTTCACCGGGCAGTACTACCCGAAGCCTGAGAAGATGGCACACGTGCACGAACTGCTGGTTAGGTACGGACTGCAGTAAGGTATATTCTCTCCCCCGGGGCTAGAGGAAGCTGATCCCTTCCTGACGAGGCAGACCACGGGCTGCCGCCCCACCTCTTTTCCCGTTCGACCCTTCCGTGAGGGACTGTGGACACTTCGTTTTACGACGCAATCCTGCCCCCGGATGGTCTGTACTGTGCAGTAGCAATCGGACCTTCCGGCAAGGTAATCCAAACCTTCCACTCGACAACTCGAAAGCTTGCGGAGCGCGCTCAGGAGATCAAGGACTCCGGGCTGAACGCGTACTTCGCGTTGTCCACCTTCAAGGACGACTCCAGCCGACGTGCTGACAACGCTGCGTACACGCGGTCGTTCTTTCTTGATCTTGACTGCGGACCGGGCAAGCCCTACCCGGCACAGGCAGAGGCTGCGCAAGCGCTAAAGAAGTTCGTCGAAGAGACCAAGCTTCCCGAGCCTTGCGTGGTCAACTCGGGGCGCGGACTGCACGTGTACTGGCCGTTGCAGGAAGTGCTTGATACGTCGCATTGGATACCGCTCGCCAACCAGTTCAAGCAGTTGTGCCTGACGCGTGGGTTCGCTATCGACCCGGCGGTTCCCGCTGATGCAGCACGCGTACTGCGAGCGCCCGATACGTTGAACTTCAAGGCAGATCCGGCATTGCCCGTGCAGATCATGGTCATCCGACCGGCGGTGCCGCTTGATGAGTTTGCAGAAGCACTGCCCGTCACGCTCGACCTGTCTGCCGCCAAGGAGTACGGGGTCGATGAGCTTACCCGGGCGATTGCACAGGGCGACTACCCCACGAGCGAGTTTTCCCGGGTGGTGCGCAAGTCGCTCTCCGGTGTGGGCTGTGCTCAGATAGCCAACGCAGTGCAGAACGCAGCCACACTGGAGGAGCCGCTTTGGCGGGCTGCCCTGTCAATCGCATGGCGCTGCACCGACGCCGAGAAGGCCATCCACTCGCTTTCTAGGGACCACCCGGATTACACCCCGGAGAACACGATCCGCAAGGCTGAGTTGACCAAGGGGCCGACTACTTGCAAGTGGTACAAGGACAATTTCGGGGCAGGTTGTGAAGGCTGCACACAGACCATCACCAGTCCTATCGCGCTTGGGCGCAAGGTTGCTGCTGCATCCGAGGTCGATGGTGTCTACAAAGTTGCGCAGCAGTTGGACCCTGACAACGCCGAGCGTTCTGTCGGGCAGGTCGTTGAGGTAGACATCCCTGCGTATCCGTTCCCGTACTTTCGGGGCGTCAACGGCGGGGTCTTCAGGCGTGAAAAGGACAAGGACGGCAACCCAATCGAAGTTGAAATCTACCCATACGATCTGTATTTGACCTCACGCTTTTACGACTCTGACGAACAGGGCGACGGCGAGGGGGAACTTGTCCAGTTGAACCTGCATACCCCGCACGATGGCATCCGACGGTTCGTGGCTCCGGTCACAACCCTGATGTCCAAGGACAAGCTGCGGGACACGTTGGTAAAGCACGGTGTCATCACGTTTGGTAAACATGTGGATCAGATCATGGCGTATCTAGCTTCTTCGGTTAAGCACTTGCAAAAGATGTTCGCGGCGGAGCGCACGCGCAACCAGATGGGTTGGACTTCGGACAACGATGGCTTCGTCATTGGCGAACTGGAGTACACAACGAAGGGTGTGCGCCTTGCACCGGCTGCGAGCATCACGCGCAGAGTGGCTCCATACTTGTCAAGCAAAGGCGACCTGACCGATTGGCAGTCGGTTGCCAACTTCTACTCCCGCGAGGGGCTAGAGCCGCATGCCTTGACCGTGCTGTTTGGGTTCGGTGCTCCGCTACTCAAGCTCTTCAACACGGTTGAGGTCAAGGGCGCACTGATCAACCTGATGTCCAACAAGGGTGGCACCGGCAAGACGACCGCCCAGATGGTGGTCAACTCGATCTTCGGGCACCCGGGTGAGTTGCTGCTGAAAAAGGACGACACGATTGCCGCCAAGATCCAGTGGATGGGCATGATGAATTCCATTCCTGTGACGATGGATGAGATCACGAACATTACGGATGAAGACCTGTCGGCACTGACCTACGAGATTCCGCAAGGGCGGGGCAAGCATCGCATGGAATCCCAGATCAACAAGCTGCGGGTCAACACGACCACATGGTGCACGTTCGCAATCAGTTCCAGTAACTCGTCCATGTACGACAAGCTGACGCGGCACAAGAGCGTAGCTGACGGCGAGATCCGCAGGCTGATCGAGATTCCGTTCTCGCGCCCGCTCGACATACCGAAGGCTGAATCCGACGCGGTGTTCAACAGACTACACGCGAACTATGGGCTGGCTGGCCCGGTGTTCATTCAGTACGTCATCGCCAACAAGGATGAAGTGCGCCGTCTGATGGATAACGTGCGCATCCGGTTTGACAATGCTATACGGATGGACCAAGCCGACCGGTTTTATTCGCACGTGCTGGCCTGTGCCTTCACCGCAGGGATCATCTGCAACAAGCTCGGTCTGCTGACTTACGACCTCAAGCACCTGTTCGACTACGCGGTCAGCCTGATCACCGGCATCCGTGAGGACGTTATCGCGCAGATCGCGGACACTGGCAGCACCGCCAAGGAAGTCGTTGTCACCTACATCAACGAGAACCTGTCGAACCTGCTGGTCATCAACGGCATGAAGAACAAGCTAGGGGTCTTCGAGGCTCCGATCAGCCTGCCCCGTGGGCCGCTCCGTATGCGTTATGAGCCTGACACCCGCGAGCTATGGATTCCGGCTACTGCCCTGCGTGAGTTGTTCGTCAACCGGCAACTGGACGTGAAGAGCGTGCTGCCCGACCTGTCTCGCGTAGGCTTCCTGAAGAACGAGGGCAAGGCGGTACCGAAGCGTATTGCGGCAGGGGCTATCGGTAACTTCGAAGTGTCAACAGTACGCTGCTACTGCATCGACGGAGGCAGGTTGGGACTCCATGACGAAATGGTCAACAACTGGAACAACAAGAAAGAATAGGCTCGCGCTGGATGTTCGGGACCGGTTCTCGATCCACGGTGTCCTGTTCTACGTTGACTGGGCTGGCCTGAGCGTAGGCGATTCGTTCTTCATCAGAACTTCAGCCAGTGCAGCCGACGTTAAGAAAGCGCTTCGCCCCATAGCGACACGCCGGAAGTTCGAACTGGCAGTCCACAACCGCTGCGAGTTCGGGTACTTCGGCGTGCGCGTCTGGCGGTTACTTTAGCGTCGGGTCTTTGTTGACGAACGTCTTGAGTTCACGCACCTGCAAGCCGATGGTGTTCTCGATCTCACGCACGCTCTTCATCTGTTCAGCGCGTTCTTCCTGCGTCATGACTTGGGCTGCTTGGCTGGACTGCAAGAACGCCTTGTACTTGCGGGTCTTCTCGAACTCTTCCATAAGCCCATTCGCAAACTTGGCGTAGACCAGTTCTTTTTGGTTCGCTTCAGCGTACTTCAGAGCTTCATCCGGGTTTTCTTGCGCCAGCTTCAGCAGGGTGTTGTGCTTGGTGCCAAACTTTTCCCGCAACTCATAGGCTTCATTAACCCCCTGCCCCGGCACCGGGTCGTACATGTAGGTGCTGAGCAGGAAGTACTTGTGCAGGGGACGGTCCATCTTGTCCGGGTTCAGCACGCCGTCAGCCATCATCGTCACGGTCGCAGCCGTGGTGCCAAACCATTGATTCAGGAAGTTGTCCACGTTGATCGGTGACGGAGCCACACCAATCAGTTCTTTGGAAGCTTTGGCAACAGTTTTGGCTAGTTCACTGGTGGTGGGCGTTACCCGCATTTCGGGGTCCAGCGTACGTTGGTAGATGCCTTCAAGCGGGCGACCACCCAAGAACGAGAAGTTGGTGAACGCTTCAAGGACCGGACGTACGGCAGTCGGAACCGGCACCACGCGCCCACCAAATTGCTCGAACGCATACTTCAGAACCGTCATCGTGGCGTCAGCCGCTTCCAGTTCTTCCTTGGTACCTTTGCGCCGTAGATACTCCAGCGTCATTTCGACCGGCACTTTGGTGATCGCAGCCAGTTCGTTTGGCACAGGCAACTTGCCCATGCCGGGGATGATCCAGTTGCTGCTACGGGTCCGCAGGTTCATGCCCTCGTAGTCATCGTCATCACCAACCGCCAAGGAGTAGATAGCCGCCAGTGCAGACAATTTCACCAGTTGCGCGATGAACATGCGCTTGGCTACGCCCCGACCTTCTCCAAGCTGGACATCCGTACCCGTGGCGTTGCGGTACAGCAGATCCATACTCTGCACGTAGGCGTTGAAGAACGGGATCGTGGCGGTGGCAGTGGCGATCAGTTGCCCGGAACCACGCCTGCGGAAGTTGATGAACTCACGTGCCCGGGTGGACGCCAGATGCTCGTCGCCGGTTTCCTTCATGAACTGGTCGTAGATCGCTTTACGCACAGCCAAGTCAGACGCCCGGGTGATGCCCTCCATGCGGTGCACCAGTTCCTTGAACCACGGACGCTTGATGTACCCGAAGTCTTGCAGGAGTGCCGTGGATGGATCGCGGTAGTCGAAGTCGTATTCGCCCGTGACACCCTTCTGCCCCATCTGCCTGACATACGGGTGCCTGCGCCCAGTGATCTCGTACCACGCCACCGCCAAGAAGTTACGCAGTATGGGAAAGATCAGCGCATACGGATTCTTGACTCCGGACAGGACGAAGGCCCGCTGAATATCGTCCGTGACCTGCTTGAGCGAGAACGGGGGCAGCGCCGTGACCGTAGTACGCAGCATGTTGGAGAAGTTACCCATCTGCTGCACAGCCCACGACTTAGGCAGGTTCAGTGCAGTGAACGCTTTCACGTCCCAACGAGACTGCATCTCGAAGTAGCGATCCTCCCCGTTCATGTACACCTTGACCCGGTGCTCGGGGGCGATGTTTCCGTTGCCGCCTCTGTACTGAGCAGCACCAATCCGTTCAAGCGTACGTGCAGTGGCAACCGCAGCATCGTTGTTCAGGATCTGCCCCATCATCCAGCCAAAGTTCTTGATCTGGTTATCGAGCACGTTCTGCGTCTCCCGACGCTCTGAACCGATGATCTCCGGCAGGTTGCCAAGACTCGACAAACCGCGACCCGTACGCCTACTGGAGCGGAACTTGGAGCCGAATTCCTCCATCCGGTCGAACGGTATGTACTCGACTGCCTCAGTCCACAGGTCCCTGTCAGCCTCGCTGATACGACCAACTTCGTACATCTGATTCACCAGCCGCACGCGCATCTTCTGCAGCATGTCCGCGACTTCCCTAAGCTGCGGCTGCGAGTTGAACTTGGCGAGCATCGTGTCGATCTGCGCGTTGGCGCTTCTCGGGTCACGGTTGGAGAGCTTGTGAATCGGGATGCCAAGTTGCGGGTTGCGACGGAAGTAGTCCAGTCGCCGTGCCTCAAGCATCTTGCTCAGTTCGTTCTTGGCATCCGTGAAGGACACACCGTTTGCCTTGGCCCACCGACTGAGCACGTCGAACGCATCCTTGGCAGACGGCACATCCTCTACCCTGCCCGCTTGATACAGCCCGTTATCGCGGTTCTTGATCAGCGACCCTTGCTCGAACAGCGAGACCATCAGCTTGCCGTAGTCGTTGGCTTGCCGAAGCTGAGGCAGGGGGTTGATGTTGCCCGTCGCATCACGCAGCTTGCCGTCAAACGCAGCGCTGATCTTCTTGGCTACCGACGCACTGGCATCGACGTTGATCGTGCGGAATCGTGTGGCCGCGTTCTCGCCCTCACTTGCAGCAGCCTCACCAGCCACCGACCGGACTGCACGGGTGATCGCATTGGGTCTGGGTTGGTACAGTTCGCTACTGGTGGTGATGTTGTCCGGGGCGTAGAGGGCTTCAAACTCGCCCTTGGTAATCGTCGGCATCACGCCGCGCTTGGGCTTCGGGTCTTTATCCGGACCCATCTTGTTCAGGAAGTCAGCAACCGATTGCGCGGGCATGTAGCGATCCGCGCTGAGAGTCTTGACCAGCTTCTTGAGCGAGTCCGCAACCGACTTGAAGAACTTCTCGACGATGGACACTGGCTTCTTGTCGGTGATGGCCCAGCGGGCTACGTTGTTAGCGAACCACTCGTTAAACCCGCGTGCGTATAGATTAAATTGGGAGTTATTGTGCCCCTCTGCTTTACCCTCGGTGACTTTTTCAGCCACGGACGGCGGGTATATACTCTTTGCTAAATCTAAAGAGTTAAGTCCTTTGGTCTTAGCGAACCACGCGTCGTACTCCAAAAGGACCGCATCTTGCACAACTTGCGGAGCGGAGTTAAACGCAACATCCTGAATGACATGTCCAAGCTCATGCGCCACTGCTTCGACAGCTTGCGCCTCAGTAAGCCCTTTATTTACGTAGATTACAAAGTCTTTGGTACCCAGACGACCTTTGAGTCCTAGCGGCTTTCTCTTGATGGAGTTTGAAAAACGCTCGACGACAGCCCTAAACACTCCATGCAAATGCAGCCCCGGGTCGTTCAAGTCTTTGGCATCCGACACCATCAGGATGCGCACGTTGCCGAGCCCGAGCTTCTTGGTCAGTGCACGGATGTAGTCCGCAAGCTTCGGATTGACTGACTTACCGGCAACTACGTTGCTATCCGCACCCGTGAACGGACCGTCCGGATACTTGGCAGCCTTCTTGGCTTCGTCCCAGAGCGACTCGTCTTCTTCCTCGACCTTGGCTTCTTCAGCCTTTGGCTCTTCCTCGACCTCGGCTTCGGGCTCTTCCTCGACCTCGACTTCAGCTTCCTCAGCCTTCGGCTCTTCAGCCTTCGCCTTCTTGGCAGCGCGTGGCTTCCTAGCAGGTTTGGCTTCCGGCTCTTCCGCTTCAGCTTCGGTTTCTTCGACCTCGACCTCTTCGGCTTTTGGCGTGGGCTTTTTCTTGTAGACGCTGGCAATGTTGTCCGCGTCGGAAATAGTGGGCTTGCCACCTTCCACGACCTTGACCCACGCAGCCTGCCCTTCCTCGTCCAGATCCGTGAACTTGACGTCTTCCGGCCCGTAGTCGTTCCAAGCGTTCTTGGCTTTGGTGAGCTTAGCCTTGCTGGTCTTCTTTACCGCAGGCTTTTCGGTCGGTGCTTGTTCTGGTTCTCGTCCTTCCGCTTCTGCTTGGACGGTTTCAGTGGCTTTAGGGGCATTGGAAGTTCCCTCTTCAGGAGCAAAAAATGCGGTGTCAAATTCTTTGAGGAACCTAGACGGGTCTGCAACGTCGAACTGCGTGAGCAGGTGCTTGATGACAAAAGGCACACGCTCCTGTGCTGGCAGCGCATCGAGTTGCGCCATGAAGTCTTTGCCAAACAAGTTATTGAGCGGTGTAGACGGCTCGGTGTTCGCCTCCCGGCGTGCGTAACCACCTGTCCTGTCCGACTCAAGTTCGATGTAATCCGGCCTGACCCGCACCCTGACCGGGATACCCTTGGGGTTGGTCAGATTGAGCGTCACCCCATCACCATCTTTGTCCGAGAACCCCAAGAACATGGACTGGGCGGTTGCAACAGGGTTCGGATTGCCGGGTGTCGTCAGGTTCTTGGGTTGCTTGAACGTGTACTGAATGTTCGGCCCAGAGTTCTCGATGTCGTAATCGCCGTAGTCCAGATTCAGCGTCGGGGCGTACGGTACGTTCGGTTCAGTGGGCGGCTCAGACTTGGTGACAATCGGCTCGCGGATTACTGCAGTGGCAGTAGTTTTTTCAGGTGCAACTCCCACTCCAGTTGGCTGCTCAACATCATCCAGTCCACCGGGCGTAGCTTCTGCAGGTGTTCCGGCAACAACGGGTGGTTCACCAGATCCAAGGGGTCCTCGATCCTCGATATCAACTGCCACGCCTCGCTCACCTGCGCCTCGCTCAGTGGCTGGCTCAGTTCCATCGTCACTTCGTACACCGGCATTTTGTGGCTCCTGATACGGCGGGGTCTCCGGGACAAGCAGTGTGCGTACGAGTTGCGCTTTGGCGCTACGGCCTTCTGCAAGCTTGGGGTCTGCCTCCACCATAGCCCGCACGTCATCTACCGTCTTGCCCTCGATGTTCTTCTTGAACCACGGGATCAGCGAAGGGTTGATGGCACCAACGGAACCAAGCGTAATCGCACCGGGTTGTACAGCAGGGGCGGTCGTGGCCTCTTTAAGTCCGTTCTTGCTCAGTCGTTCGGTGACTAAAGCACGAATTTCGTCGTCCGACTTGCCAACCAACATATCCGCGTCGATTGGCGCACCAGTGACCAACACCATGCCGCTGGCGTTGGTTCTCTTGTACTTGACGTACCAGTTGCCCGAATACGGCTCAACGGACTCAATCTCGAATTCGCCAATTTTCTTAGGCAACACACGATCAAGAGTCGCCCGTTGCTCAACAACTTGTTGCTGCTCGGCTTCCACGCCTTTCGATGCGGGCTGATCAAACAGATTAAGCTGGCCCTTGACGCGACGTGTACGCAGGATGGGTTCGGGCGGTCCGCCAGTTCCACCGAAGTCCAGTTCGCCTTGTGTCTGGTACGCACTGGTGGGCGGGGGCGGGGTGAAGTCGAACGCTTGTTGCGCAGCCTGATCCGTAGCTTGAACAAGAACGTCGTACTGCCGTTGCAGCGGACGGATGTTGCGGTTAAGGCCATTGATGACCTTTTGGGCTTCCTCGACCCCGACCACGTCACCCGCTTCCCTAGCTTGATCCTGATACGCCTGCACCCGGTCGCGCTGGTCTTTCAGATCAAACAGTTCCGTACGAACGTCTGCAATGTTGGGTGTTTGCGGAGCGAGGGGTGCTGCAGGGGGAGGGGGCGGTACTTTGGGGATCTCGGCACCACGGAAGAGCATGCCCTGTCCACCCTCGGGCAGCCTAGCCATGCGGCGTTGCTGTTCCTGCATAAGTGCCTGTTGAGCCTGCTCCTGCTGCTGAACAAGCTCCTGCTCTTGCTGCAGTCTGTACGCTTCTTGCGCGGCCTGTTGGCGCTCTTCTTCAGCTTGACGGGCAAGCTCATTGCGGGCACCGCTACGGTCAATATACCTACCTACACCACCCAGCGGACCGCCGACAAGCCCAGCCAAGTACGCAGCTTCGCCGTATTCTTTAAGCGCATCAGGAGACGTTAGTTCCAGCCCCGCCTGCGCACGCTCAATAACGGACTGCGCAACCTCGACGGGCATCTCCACCGCAGCACCACGTACCACACCACCCGCAAGCGTACGGCTGGCTGCCTTAACCAGATCGTCTGCAGCACGGGTGCTGGCTAGGGCTGCATCATCCGCAATACCGAGAATGCCCTTGACGACACGCTTGCCAAGCGTAAGACCAAGACCCACCGACTCAAGAGCAGCCTGCCCAGCAGCGCCAAGCCCTGCTGAACCCACATCAATATCTACGGGCCTGCCAGCTTTGATCTGTTCTTCCGCTTGTCGCTCGACGTTCGAGCCAAACATCGACGCACCGAGCCCCAGTGCCCCACCCGCAACGCCACCCACAACAGAACCGACAGGCCCAAACGGCGAGCCCGCCATAGCGCCCAACCTACCACCGGCCACAGTCGCGCCAATAGTGGCACCCTGCCCAGCCAGTGCCCGTGGGATCTGCGACACGGCTTCCCCGGCAGCGGGCAGCAGCCCGCGCTCAGCGTATATACGCTTGATGACTTCTAGGGACGGACCTTCGCCAGCTTCGCGGTCGATCTCTTCGCCACGGGCAATACCTGCACGGGCAGCTTCTTCGGGGGAACCAAACAGCGTCTCGATACCCGTGCGTGCAGTCGAGTACAACTGCTTGCCGCCACGGACAAGCTCGTCAATGATGCCTGACTTCTTCTCTTCCGCAAGGACTGAGGGCGCAGGTTTGTTTAGCGTCTGCAGCCGGTCGTACTCGGCTAGCGCAAGTTGTTCTATTTCATCTGGTTCTAGACCTTCGGGGACTTCAAAACGCCCAATCCGGCCATCCGGTAGTTCAACTCGCGCAATCGGCATGATGTTTACTCAAAGCCAAGGAATGATGCTTTACCGGACCCGCTAGCACCAGTGGGTATGAGCCGTTTAAGTTCCTCTTGGAAGAGTTGATTGTAGTACGCGGGGTCTTTTGCCGCACGCATCTGCTCAACCATATTGGCTTTAAGTCTAGCGTTCAGGTTGTCAACAGCTTTGTCCCGCAAGGCGGATTCTGAGCCAGCAGGGGACTTGCCCGCCATGATCTGCGACCAGATCTTAGCCCCCTTCTTGATGTCCCCATCCCCCAATGCCTTCCACGTACGCACCGCTTCTGGGTCTTTACTCATCGACGCGCCCATCTGCTCGTAGTACTTGGCAAGCGCTTGCTCTTTGCGGTCCAAAGCTTCTTGCTTGCGGATGCTTTGTTCGGCTCCGAGCGCCGCAATACCAGCATCACCGACGTTGCGCAGGAAGCTTCGGCTACGCCCACCCATCAGGTTCAGGAAGAACATCATCAGCGCTTCGTCTGACATGCCCTTGCGCTTGCTGGCGGGGATAGTGGCTTTGGCTGTTTCAAGAAGCTTGGCCGGATCAGACGGAAGCGTGGGGTCGATCTTTTTAGCAGCTTCGGCAATCGTGTCGAACTCCGCTCCGAAGCTCATACCGGTAGCCCCCGCACCCCTAAGCTGATCCGTGTTGATGCCAAGCTCGCCAAGGCCCGTCGGTTTATCAGGGACCGGCGGCTCCATAGGAATTGGGGTGTTCGTAAAGCGCGGCGGTGCGGGTTGGGTGGAAGGGGCGGACAGACCAGCTTGTGCGCGACGGTTTTCTTCCAGCTTACGCTCAGCGTCTTCAAACCGCTTCTGTTCAGGCTCACCCCACAACGTCGGTATGCCCAGCCAAGTACTACGCCCACCACTAGGCGCTGCTGGCACTGACAGCACTTGCTCTCGGGCCTGCCTACGCTGCTCCGGGTTCATTTCGCCGTAGCCCATCGGGTCAAGATCAGCCGGAACGCGATCACCCTTGTCGATACGATCCATGATCGCAAGCAGACCAGCAGCCTTACCCGAAGGAGCAGCGGCGGCAGCGGAAGTCTCAGTAGCAGACGCAGTTGCCGGTCGGCCCATCTTCTTTTCCGTCAGGGCCATGAAGTCCCCCAACGTCATATCCGGCTTGAGGTCGGGGTTCTGCGCGTACACCTTTTTACGCAAAGCTTCGTCGTACTTGGAACTCATGCGCTGCAAAGCTTTATCCATAGGCTCGTCCATACGACCGCCAGCCAGAGCCGTGCTCACTCCGGGTCCAAGCCAATGAGCAGCGTATGTTTCGGACAAAGTTGGGTCGCGCTTTAGTTCTTTTCGCAGCCTAGCTTGGTTGTCCCTAATAATCTGCGCGGTTACATCAATGTTGGCGGCTGGGTCTGTAACGTCCCTGCCCTTACCGTAGCTCTCCCATGTGGACGGAATGACGCCGCCAAGTCCACCGATCTGACCACTTAGCTTGTTTACAACCGCCGGTTTGTACCCGCTCTCAGCACCGGTAATGCGCCACAAAGCATCCGCAGGCACACCGTACTTCTTAGATGCTTCGTTAATCAGCGGCTCAAGTTCCTCTCTGGTCATTTTCCTGTTGGGGTCTCTTGACGTACCACCCAGCGCAATGACGTCTTCTTCGCTTTCAGGCTGGTAGTCGTACTCGACCAGATCGTCGTCAGCAAAACCGCCGTTGGCGAGCGCCACGATACCGCCATCCGCGTAGTCCATATTCCTAGCAAGCGGGGCGATGCCGCTATGCTCAGGCAGGGTGGTGTTGATGTAACCGCCGCCCGCTAGGTACGTGTTCGCGGCTTGTGCAACCTTATCAACCTCAGTCGGAGCCGGTCCTTGCTGACCTTGCTGCGGTGGCATCTGACCTTGTTGGCCTTGCATCTGACCTTGTTGGCCTTGCATCTGACCTTGCTGCGGTGGCATCTGACCTTGTTGGCCTTGCATCTGAGCTTGCTGCTGTTGCTGCGCTTGTTGAGCTTGCTGCTGTTGCCGCATCTGCTCTTGCTGACGGATGGACACGCGGTTGGTGACTTCTGCATGGACGAGCGGCCCGTACAGAGAGTCTTGCATGTACTTGGGGTTGTTCGCCGTAGCCTTCAGGGCGTTCTCGTCCAGCATCTTGAGGATGTGCCGGAACTCGTCAATTTCAATGCTGGGCCTAGCTTGAGCGGCTGGCTGTTGAGGAGCCTGCATAGGCTGTTGGGGCATGCCCTGCGGGGCTTGGGGTTGCATCATTTTCCGTACCTCAACCAAGCTTGGAGATAATCAGGTCGGCAAGACCCGCTGAACGCGCTTTAGGCACCAGACCACCAGACGCGGAACCAAACACCTTGTTAGCCATGTAAGCCGTACCCAGCCCCCCGGCAATCTGCGACAGAAGGCTTGGATCTTGATACTGGTAGTTGGTGCTGGACGACCCCATCGGGAACCCGCTCATAATGTTCTTCTGGAACATCAGTTGCTGTTGCGGGTACTGCTGTTGCGTCAGGAAGTCTTGGTACTGCTGGTTGAGCAGGTTTTGCGCTACCTGTTGTTGCTGCCCACCAATCGTGTTTTGAGCGTTGATTGCGCCAAGGTTTTGATTGAACTCCTGCGCACCGATATTGCCAAGGGTGTTGGCAGCTTGCATACCCACCCCAGCCTGCTGCAGCCCATAGTTGGCACCAAATTGATTGGCTTGCTGCTGCAACTGTTGCTGTTGCAGGTTAGCGTTCTGGTTCATCTGTTGCGCTTGGAGATTCTGCTGCGCTCCGGTGATGTCGTACTGGCCTTGGAGTTGCCCCTGCGCGATGCCTGCCTGCGTACCAAGCTGCGCGTTCTGCAGTGCCATCTGGTTTTGAAGCTGCGCACCCGTGAGGCCGTACTGACCCGCCAACTGCTGGTTAGCGAGGTTGGTTTGCTGTTGAAGCTGTGCACCAGTAATACCGTACTGCCCTGCAAGTGCTTGATTAGCCAGCGCCATTTGCTGCTGAAGCTGTGCGTTCTGAGCCGCCGTGTTGTAGCCCATCTGCTGGTTGGCAAGATTGGCTTGCATCTGAGCACCCACACCCAGTTGCTGCGTACCTAGTTGTGCCTGCAGATTGGCTTGGTTGGCTCCTTGCTGATTGGCAAGATTTTGCAGTTGAATGTTCGTGCCAAGCTGCGCGCCAAGCCCTTGAACGCCAAGCTGCGCCGCAAGGTTTTGCTGGCCGACAGTAAGCCCAGCGCCCTGATTGGCAGTGCCCGCTTGCAACGCGCGTGCTTGGTCAGAGGTGAACTGCTGCTGCGCCGCTTCATAGGCGCGTTGAAGCCCGGTGGCCTCAATGTCGTTCATCCGAGTCTGCAGGTTGCGGTTGGCCTCCGCTTCCTCGATGGCCTGACGGGCACCACCAAAAGCGCCTGCCTTGGCCGCACGAGCACCACGTTCTTGACGGGCAATATCGTCTGAGCGGAGCGCTTCGCGCCTCTGAATATCCAGAACATTCTGGATGTAGGGCGACATATACTGCCCAGCGTAGTTCTGGTCTATGAAGCGGTCAGTACCGACGCGCTCGGCTGGCCCCATCTGGTATTGCTGAAGTCCAGCAGCGGGATCATAGCCAGACTGTGCGGCGTCCATCTTGTACTGCTGAAGTGCGGGAGCAGTAACATTAGCTGGCCCTTGGAACGAGGCCGCTTTCGCTGTGGGCGCTGCTCCAAGAGTAGCCGCCGTGGCCGTAGGAGCCGCACCCAGAGTAGCCGCCGTGCCTTGCTGAGCACTGATGGAAGGCGCACGACCAAGCGGGGTAGCGCTGACCGTCTGGGACGTAATCGTGCCGGGGGTGTACGAAGCAGTCTTAGCCGCGTCGCCAAAGTGTTGGGCAAGCGTAGCAGCGTCAGACAGGTAGCTAGATGCCCCCAAACCGGCAGCGGCGGTAGCTGCTGTATTCTGCAGATCCGAGAACTGGGCAACCCGATCCCCGGTGTATGGGACATACGGTGTCTCGCCTACCGCCGCTGCTTTACCAAACAGGTCAGCAACATAGTCAGCCGCGTATGGGGCAAGCCCCGCCGTAGTTATTTGACCGCTAACAGGATCTGCCATGATTTTTTACCTTTAAGCAGGAAGGTGTTTGTCTGCTTTGGAATCTTTAGCGACGGCTTTCTTGCCGACAGTCTTGCGCCGACCGGCTTGGATCCGGTCCATCATTGCATAGAGTTTACGCGCACCTGCCTCAGTTGAGCCATTCCCAAGCTCAGAGACGATGCGGGCGGGGACCACGAACTCCCCGTCGGCAAGGCGTGCAGGTTGCTTGCCACCAATCGTTGCAGGAATAGAGTCAGACACGCCATCACCGGGGCCGCGCAAAAGCCTGCCACCGTCGGAGTAACTACCCAGCGTGCTACCCCCTCCCGCCAGTGCCATCAGCCCGCCATCAGCGAGCGCGGTATCAAACACGTATCCACCGTCGGCAAGAGCCATCAACCCGCCGTTAGCCCCGGTAGCTGTGTCCGCTTTGTTCTTATCGTCAGCTTGCTTCTGAGCAGCGTCAATAGCGGACTGCGGAATGTACCTGCCGGAGTTCGGATCCCTGATAAGTGTTTCACCGGTACTGGCATCGCGCCCATCAAGCGCTGTGAACTTGTCGGTAAACCAGTTTTGCGCCCCGGTAGAAATCGGCTGCCCAGTAGTAGGCGAAGGTTTTCCGCTTAGGTAGGCGTAGGCATCTTTGGAGGTAAGCGGCGTAGCAGCGGGGTTGACCGTACGCTCGAACTTGTACGGATGCACCGGGTTTTGCAAATTGCTGGACCCACCGCCACTAGACGAACCTTTTGTCAAAGCATCGACTACCCCAGCACCAAGCAGGCCAAGTTGCAGGGCTTTAGTGACCCCAAACTGTTTGATGGCTTCCGTGGCAGTCAACGGTTGGGCTACAGCGCCAGCGGCACCATCAACAAGTGCAATATCCCCGGTGGCGCTACCAACCCCACCTTCCAGACCGGCCATCGTACCTTCGGAGATGCCGCCAGCCCCTGAGCCAAACCCACCGGTCTCAAGCCCCGCCATCGTCCCTTCAGAGATTCCCGCTCCACCCGCACCTTCCAACGCTGGGAGCCCCGCTTCAAGCCCCGCTGCAACACCGGGGGAGATGCCACTAGCACCCGCACCAAACCCACCGGTTTCAAGACCGGCCATGACGCCTTCGGAGATGCCTGCACCTGCACCAGCGCCGCCGCCCATACCACCAAACAGCCCGCCCCCAAGACCCATCGCGCCGGCAACAATAAGCGGATCAATCCAATCGCTATTTTCGGCGTACCAACCTTCGTGGCGCTCCCCCTTCTTAAATCTAACGTCTTTGAGGTTGCCTTCGGGGTCGAATACGCCTTCGTAGCCGCCGTAAACACCTCCGGCGTACTCTGGGTCAAACAGTTTAGTAATACCTGCGGCGTACTCCGTGCTAGGGGTTGAATACCCACCGCCCTCGCGCTCGATGTATTCGGTATTGCCAGACAGGTTGAGGCCGCTATTATTTGGGTCAATCCCGCCCGAATACAACTCGCGCAGGTAATCCCGCGCTTCGTCTTGGGTCATCGTAGCCAGACGGCCGTAGTCAACAGTAGGCAGTGCCATTTTCTTTACCTCAATTAGTGTCGCTGGGGTAGACGTACGTGACGGTCAGGATCACAGACGGCACCTCTGGAACGGGGGAAGACGCGGCTTCAGCAAGCATCACCATGTCCGTGTCGCTAGAACTCCACGCCAGTTCAAAGTAATCCCCGGCGTTCATCGTCACCAAGTAGTTCCACGCGGCTACCGTTTCTGCACTGGGACCACCAACCACAATCTTCGTCGCCGTATGTGGGAGCGCTGTGCCGTTGACCTTGAACCACACGTACGCAGACGCCGAGCCACCGCCGGTCACGTCGAACTGTGCCGAGAACTGGAAGTTGTATACCCCGCCCTTGGACACCTTGATCTGCGTAGGCGGTGTGCCTTCTACTTCAATCCCGTACGCTTCTGCGGTGCTGTTGAACTCCATCAGGTTCTCGGTGTTCGCCACCGGGTTGTCCTGAGTCGTCGTGTCGTAGAACGTGCCGTAGTTGTTGAACCCCAGAAGAAGCTGCTGGAAGGTCGTGTCGATCTTGGAGAAGTACAGCCGCAGGACGTTGTTTAGCTGATCCTGATACGCACGCTCATACTCCGTAGGTGCCAGTGGCAGAAACGGGCGACGCGGCGGCAGAATCTGCGACATCGTTACGACCTACGCCCATCCGGACGGATGTCAATTGCCGGGACACCAAGCTGCCAAGCGCTGCCAAGCGTGTCGGAGCCGACCTTGAACGCCATCTGCCGCCCACGAACCCGGACATTCAGCAGTTGGGTGAATTGCTGCACGGTGTAGGTCCGTTGCCCGCTGTAGTTGTTGGCGCTGACGACCGGATCGGTCGGTGCCACATTGTAGTTCGCGCCGGGGTTTTGTCTAGGGCGAAGGGTGTAGTTCACCGTCGGGGTGGCAGAGGTCGAGTTGTCGAACGTCACATCCGGCACAACCTGCCAAACAAACCCGTACTGATGGCCGTCGTTGATGTTGAAGTCTGCGGACTGGATGTAAGCCTCAATCGCAACCGGCGGGTCCACCGAGCCGTCATCAGTGCCGACCTCGTGGTAGACGATCTTGCCATCATAGGCAGCGGCGGTCGGAGTGGTCCGAAGCGGTGAGTCCAGCCACGCGGTACGCGCCATCGTGCCGTAGGCCCAAGTACGCTCAAGGTAGTTATAGATGACGTACTTGTCGATGGTGTCGGAGTTGGCCGAGCAGTAGAACCACCAGATCTCGTTGTAACCCTCGTTGGTGCTAGCGAAGATCTGCTCAGCCTGATCCAGATTGATGTCGCTGAAAACGTACTGCCGCAGGGTGCAGGGCAGCGTCTCGACGCGCCCGGAGTAGGTGTAGAACTTGTCCACGCCCATCCAGTACACGATGTTACCGGCCAGTGCCGCAGCGTTGGAGCCCACAAACGAGATGTTGTCGGCCAGAATATCGAACGACCAGACAAACGGCGGTCCGTCGTATCGCATGGAATACACGCTGGCGTCCGTAAACACCACGATCTCTTGCCGGGTCTGGATAGCAGACTTGATCTGCGAGCCGTGGCTTAGCCGGTAGCTACCCGCCTGATTGGTTACCGCAGGGCTCCATACCGAATAGTCTTCCTGTGCCGACCACCGAATAAGCAGCGGGTCACGGGTGGCGCTGCCGTAGTCGTTACAGCCGAACGCGATCACAATCCGCGAAGAGTCCGACACCATAACAAAAGCACAGGTGCTCGGGCAGTCAGTATCGGTTTGGTACGCGCCCGAGCTAGTCGAGGACAGCAGAACCGCACGGTTATAGGTACCAATCCCAGCGCTCGGGATCTGCATGTAGAGCGCACCGTTACGCGGGTTGATAATCAGGTACTCGCCGTAGTTGGCGGCGCTCCACAGCGCGGCTTGCACAGAGATCTGCGTGGTGTTGGACTCGCCCCAGCCAGTATCCGCTTCGCCAAACGTCACGCCACTCCAGCCGCCAGCGCCCCAACCAAACGTGGCGGTAGACACCGCAGAGCGTGTGCTTAGTTGATATGCGCCAACCGTAGAAGCCCCGCCATTGCCTGTATCACTTGCGTTGGCCGTTGCTGTGGCCGTAATGGTGTAGGTGGATGATGAAAGTATATTTACGATGCGGTACTCGCGGTTCAGCACCGAGGCCGTGATGTTGCCGCCAAGGGACGCGGCACCGCTGAAAGTCACGAAATCGCCGGGAGATGCGCCGTGGCCCGTGTCAGTAACAGTGAGCGTAGCGGAACCATTGGTCGCAGCAAAAGTAACCGCGCCTGCAGCCGTCGTTTCCCGGATGGGTGTGACATCGTATACAAGACCGCCAACCCCTTCTTCGAGGTAGAACTTCAGGTTGGTGCCGATTGCCAGCAGGTTGCGCCCGTTGAGCGTCAGGTACGCCCACAGAAACCGCGCCACACCCCAGTACATTCCAGTGGGCGGAGCCAATGCGCCAGCCACCGTGTTGTAGCGCCCCGGATCCAGCACCCACCCACCGAGCTTTTCCGGGTAGCCAGAGCGGAAGCGAACCTTGTCGCACTCAAACCAAGTACCTTCATTGGCGAGCGACGTAGATTCCCTGTTGACTCCCGGCGTGAACTGAAGCTTTTGTAGCGGCACGATTACTCCACGTCATCTAGAAAGCGAAATCGCAAGGGCTTTATCCGAAGAAACGCTAGTAGTGTTGAACGTGATTGAGTAAACTGAATTAGTTGTCTTTGCAGTGATTGCATCAGACCCCATAACCCTAAAAGAAGAAGAGCCGTCTTTTGCACCGGGATAATCTAGCTGGTCAAGCCCAGAAAAAGACGACACCGATACTGTAGAAGAATTAAACGCATTAGCCGCCATAAGCACAGCGCCATTAAACGCGGTGTTAACGGTTAAAGATTTGGTAGCAGAAGTGTTTGCGCTTGAGGCTGAATCAACCAAAGTCAATGAAGGCGTATTAACGCTGTACACAAAAATACGCATGGGTGTGCCAACCGAGCCACTCACTTCAAGCTCTATGTCGGCAGTGCTGCTAACCTCGTCTGCAATCTCATAGGCAGCGGTGCAGCCAAAGGTAGATATGCTTGCTAGCTGGGTCATATTATTACCGTCTAATGTAGCCGACGTAAAACTTCTAAAGCCGCCAGCATTAACGGTA